ACAGAACATCCGCAAGGCGTATTTCCTGAATCAGCCGAGAGTGGTGATCAAGCGCCGGGAAGGGCTCACGAACCACAACGCTGATAGCATCGTCATGTTCGACCTGGCGCCGGCCTACCTGACGTTTAGGAAGTTTGGATAATGGCCATCTCCGAAGACTCACAATCCGGCCTGTCAAAGTACCTCCAGGAGCTATTCAGCGAGTTCGAAAAGAACCGCAAGCCCCTGGAAAGTGAGGCCCAGAAGAACCTCGATGCCTTCAAGTCCATATCCAATGGTTTTTGGAAGGACGGCGAAGCTGGGTCCAGCGGTGACGATGACGACGATTGGAGGAGCGACACCTTTGTTCCCCTGACGGCCGAGAAGGTCATGGCCGCCTTTGCGCTCATCATGGATACGGTCATCCAGGGTGGGAAGATTCCCCTCACTCTGGTGCGGTCCCCGTATGAGGAAGACGCCCCTGAAGACCTGCCGGACGAGCAGCGGGAAACCGAGGAGGAGGCACTATAGGAAGCCACCGAGCTTGTCCAGCAACAGATGATGGACTGCAAGGCTCCGCAACAGTACGCCAAGAACATCCTGAGTTCGGCAATCTACGGCGAAACCTACGGCAAATACATTACGCACGAGGTTGTGAGAAAGGGGTGGCGCCGGGAGCAAATGGCGCCGCAGGGGTTGCAGGATTCCGGCCAGTATGACCGTTTCGTCCCAACATCCGAGACACGCACCCAACCGGGATGGAAATACCTGTCATGGTGGAGTTGCTACCGGGATCTCGAAAACGACAATCTTCAGAAGGGGCAGGGCTTCTTCGAGCGGGAGCACACATCGGCTTTTGAACTGCGAAAGCTGAAGGGTGGTGCGTTCTATCTCGATGAGCAGATTGACGAGGCCATCAAGCAGGCCAAGCAGTCGGGGAGCCAGGATTCCCATATCACGGAAATGGACGGGATGCCACCGGCCGATAGGAACATCCTGTACCGAAGGAAGACGGTTGACAGGAAATTCTTTTGGGGCCGCGTCCCGAGGGACATCATAGACGAGTTCGAACAGTCCACAATGGATGGGCAGAACATTTCCGATTACTCATTCGACGTTGATTACGACGATGGGGACCATGTTGAGGTTCATGTTGAGATGGCCAACGAGTTCATCATCCGGTATGCGCGGGTGCCGGAAGGGGAACGACCCTACGAGTACGCCTATTTCGAAGACCTGCTTGACCATGCCGGGAAGCTGGGTATCCCCCAGAAGCTGCGGCCGATTCAGAGGTCATTGAACGGGGTGGTCCGGGCGATAGAGGACAACCTGAAGCTGTCGGCAAACGTCATTCTGGCCATCAAGCGCCGGCTGATGAAGACCAAGAGCGACAAGATTAAGCCGGGGATGCTGATAGACCTGGCGGAAGAGGCCGAAAGGGCTTCGGATGCCATGCAACAAGTTGTTATTCAAGACGTTTCGCAATCCCTACTCCCAATTGAAGGGCTCTTGGAGCGGTTCGGGGACGAGGCCGTGCAGCTTCCCAAGGTCATGCAAGGCCAGGCGCACGAAAAACAGAAGGCCGACACCCTCGGAGAGATCCAAATCCTCCAGGCCAACGCTGGCAAATACATCGGCACGGTGATTAGCAACCACGACAACGGGCTGATCGAGCCGATGGGCAACCGCTTCCATAGGTTCAATATGGAAGACCCCGACCAGATTAAGGGCAAGGGGAACTTCGTAGCTCGCGCTCTTGGGTTTTCCTCGTTTCAGGACAAAATAATTCGGGTTAAGCGCCTCATGCAGATGATGATGCTCGTCATGCAAGATCCTGAGTTGAGGAAAGAGGGCAAGCTGCGCAAGATGATGGAGGACATCTTTGAGATCAATGATGTTGACCCCGACGAATATCTAAAATCTGAGGAGGAGAAGCGCCAGGACGCCGAGGACGCCTTCAAAGCCATGATGCAGCGCAAGCAAATGGCAGACCAGATGCGGCAACAGGCGATTCAAGAATCTGAAGCTGTTAAGGAAGAGGACAAGCGCAGGGAGATCGAGACGGAGGCGGCCAAGTCTGAGTTCGACAAGGAGGAGGCTGTTCTTGAGTCTGCGCTCGAAATGGAAAGGGACGCCCAGAAGTACGACCAGGAGTTGATTAACATGGTGATTAACGGGGCGCAGCAGGGGGGCGCCCAGCAATAAATGAGCATCGACGGCTTGATAGACGACACCAGGGATTGGAACCTACTCAAAGACGCGAGAGCGGTAGGCGCCGTCCAGGCTGAACACAGGACCATCGAAAGAATGCGGGACAAGGTTAGAGCGGAGAACGAAACGGACCCCATGATTTCGGAAAAAATCAAGAAGGACTTTCGGTTTAAGGCGGGATACATCGCGGCCCTGAATTGGGTATTGGGAATTCCCGATGAAGTTCAAAAACACATAGAGCATTTACCAAACGATGAGGAGATCGAATCATGAAAAAGTTTTGCCTCTTTGCAGTGATTGCAATGGTCATGTTGTCCCTGACCGTTCCCGCCATGGCCGTGCAGGAAGCGGCGGACAAGCTCCCGAAGGTCATTACCGGAAAGCGCGACTTCCGGGGGGAAGTGTCCTGGAAGGATTCCAATAAGACCATCGAAGCCCCCGTTCCCTACGCAGTCCCGCTGGTCGGCGTGTGCGTTGAGGGTGCGCCTATCGGCGCTGACGGCACTACCGCCCCCGGATTGGCTACTACGGACGGCATCCCGGCGATTGTGTGGGCAGACGATGAGGTCACGCCGATTGAATACACCTTTCGGATTCCGCCCGGCATGGAAGGGGAGCGGCTTGGCTTTCGTGGTTTTGCCAGCACGGACGATGCCACCACGGCCCCGGAGATCGATTGGGCGCTGTACGTCAACTTCGACAACACGGCCTTCGATGCTGCGGCCTATGCCGGGGATGCGGTAACGCTGTCCGGGATCAGCACGACCAAGAATGAAATGTTTGTTCTGGAGCCCACTGCGACGATGGCGGCCGGGATTCTTTCCGAAGGATGGGCGACCCTGACATTGTGGCCCACCACGACCGGCGGCGGCACGGTGGAACTGAAGGGCCTGGAACTGTATTTCGACAAGGACTGATGCTTGAATAAGCGAAATGCCATAATCTGCGCGATTCTCGTCCTCCTCGCGGTGTTCCGGTTTCCGACAACCGAGATACGCATCATGTATCAGGTGTTGGCGGAAGCCGGGGCAATGCTTGCCCTGTGTCTTATGGTGTGGAGAACGAACAAGTGGGTTGCGCTGTTCGGCGTGGTGGTGGTCCTTTCGACGCACTTTCCGCAGTACACCAGGGCAACCTTCTACGCCAGCTTTGCCGTAATGGTGGGGCTGGTGTGGTTCTGTGCGGTGGTTGAAAACGCGACGGTTGACGGAGTTCTCGATGCGATGCTGATTATCTCCGTGTTCCATGTCGGGTTTCAGGTGCTTCAATTGACCGGGCTGGACCCCTTGTTTGCCCATGTGAATGGTGGCGACCCATCGGCTGTTGGGCTGATGTGCAACCGGAACGAAGTGTCTGCCTTGCTTGCCTTCTGCCTGCCGGCGGCGTTCCGGCCGAAAAGGATTTGGTTCGCCATTCCCATTATTGCAGGACTCGGCATGGCGGTTTCCTACGGTGGGGTTGTGGCTGCTGGCGCTGCGGTGGTTGTTTTTGCGCTGTTCACCATGAGTACGAAATGGCGGGTTGTGTCCATAGTCGGGATTTTGGCGGCCATGTGCGCCTACCTATTCATCGACACCCCAGGAATAGACGCACGGCTCGAAATCTGGAAGAACGGCTGGGTGTTGTGGGCCAAGCAATTCTGGTTCGGATTGGGCATCGGTCACTGGAAAGCCTATTACCCTGCTGTTTTCGGCGTGAATGCCACGGCGGCGCACAACGATATTTTTCAGGGAATGGTTGAGATGGGTGCGCCGTTTATCCTGGTTCTTGTGGGGTACGCGGTGAGCATCATTCGAAGGCTGAAGGCGGAGGTTGCCCTTGCCGCTTCGGGCGTTGCCGCCGTGGCCGTGAACGCGCTCGTAAATTTTCCCTTTCATATTGCCACCACTGCGATGGTCGCGGTGACGTGGTTGGCTGTATTTGAAATGCAATCAAGGAGATCTGAGAATGCCGGATGACGAAAAAGTCACAGAGCAGGTAGAAACCCCTGACGTTGAGGACGAGGAGGCAATGGCCGCTTTCGACGAAGAGGCCGGGGATGAGGTTGATCCTGATGCCGAGGATGAACTCGAACCCGAAGAGACTGATACGTCCGATACCGATGGCGAAACCAAGGACAAGGACAAGCCCGAGGGCGAGGAAGACGGCGAGCCCGAAAAGGACGCCAAGCCGAAGGACGAAAAGCCCAAGGAAGGCGAAGAGGGCGAGGACGACGAGGAAGACCCTCAAAAGCGGCTTGAAAAGCGCCTGGCCGAGTTCGATGAGGAAGACCCGGAGAAACCGCCCGAGCCCGACAAGCCGGCCAAGCCTGAAGACGCGGAGCCACCGGCCAAGCCGGCCCAGACCACGGCCACCATCGAGCAGGTGAACGCCCTCAACAAGATGATCACCATCGACATGCTCCCGGACGCCAATGTCGAAATCGGGCAGGACGAGGACGGCAAGCCCCAGAAGATCAACCTGCGGGAGTTTGCCGAAACGGACCCGGAAGCCTTCACGCTGGCCAAGGTGGTATCGGGCATCGCTACGGGGAACATGCTCCGACAGTTAATCCAGGGCGGGCATCTGGCCACCGGCAAGGGCGTTGAGGGAACAGTCGGGCAGGTGGGGCAGACCATTACCGACCTGCAAACCAAGCTGGAAGACATGGAATTCGACATGGCCGTTGCGGACCTCGGGCATCCTGAATTCCGTAAATGCCGGATGGGCATAGACAAAGACTTCATGGCCTGGAGGGAGAAGGCCCCGCCCCGGCTGGTGAAGCTGATGACCAATTTGAAGACCCCGGAAGACGCGGCGCTGGTCATGGAGAATTGGAAGTCCACCATTGCCGAGTCCAAAGTCAACGATGTGGACGATAAGGCCCGCAAGGACAAGGCCAAGAAGGACGCCCTGCACAAGTCCACCACGCGCAAAAAGAACACGAAGGGGTCGGGTGGCGATGAAATAACTCTTGAAGATGAAAAGGCGGCCTTTGATGAGGAAGCTGAAAAAGATACCGTTATCTGATTCGGATAAGGTCCGCGAGTCTTACAACAAAGGTGAGCTTCGTTGCAATTTCTGCGGCAAGCGGCTTGCAGACGGTAGGATCGGCTCTCGAACGGAAATCAAAATCAAATGCCCGCGATGCAAGCGCATCGTGACGTTCGAAGGGTTGTAACCGTCTTTAATATATAGTTTTTCATTGCATCAGAGATCCAAGAGATCCCGCAAGTAAAAACGACGAACTTTTACTTAAAAGGAGATCTTGGATCATGGCAAATTACAACACTTACGGAGATATTTCTCCCCGGAACGGCGCTAAGAGCGCTGCCAAACTTCTGAAGCGTGGCCAGTACATGATGGTCACAGAACGGTTTGGGCAGGTCGATCCCCAGGAAAAGAAAAAGGGGAAAAGCCGAGTCTACCGCCGTTACCTTTCCTTTCCTCGGGCCGTCGCGCCCCTGGCCGAAGGCATCCCGCCCAAAGGCCAGAAGCTCCGCTACACCGATGTAACGATCAACCTGGAGCAGTTCGCTGACCTGGCGGAAATCACCGATGTCATCCAGGACACCCACGAAGACCCCGTTCTGGAAGAGGCCAACCGCCTTTGCGCGGAGCAGATCGCGGAAACCCTCGAAGTCCTGCGGATCAACTTCCTCAAGGCCGGGACCAATGTGTTCTACGCCAACGGTGTAGACGCCCGGACCTCGGTGGATTCCCCGGCTACCCGTGGGGATTTTCGCAAAATCTTCCGGTACTTCAAGTCCCACAAGGCCAAGGAGTTCACCAAACTCATTTCCCCTACGGCCAAGATCAGCACCCACGCCATCGAGCCGGCCTACTTCGTCATGGCTCACACGGACCTCAAGGCCGACCTGCGGGATATGCCCGGCTTCCTGCCGGTGAGCGAGTATTCCGACCCCTCCAAGGCCGTCAAGGGCGAGGTGGGGAGCTTCGAGGAGTTCCGTGTTGTCCTGACCCCACTTTTTGAACCGTGGGAGGAAGGCGGGGCTTCCGGCACGACCTACCTGTCTGCTGGCGCGGCGGTTTCTTCGGACGCTCAGTGCGATGTTTATCCCATGATTTTCGTGGCGATGGACTCCTACGCCATCGTTCCCTTGCAGGGCTACAACTCTGTGAAGATGAACGTCCAGAACCCCGGCAAGGCTACCAAGAGCGACCCGGTGGGGCAGATTGGCTTTGTCTCCTGGAAGACCTGGCAGGGCGGCGGGATTCTGAACCAGAGTTGGGTTGCCCGACTCGAAGTGGCTGCGACGGCTAATCCTAGCTAAGTAAGGGTTTGATATAACAACCAATAACCCCCGAGTAAGGAGAACATATCATGCGTAACAGAATTATCAGCGGGACTTTCAACGCCACGAATGCAGACCTGTATGTCTGCATCGGTTTCGTGCCGGATTGGGTCAAAATCCGCACCCTGGAAACCACCGACGAGGAATACGCCGAGTGGAGCATCAACGACCGGAGCCTTGAGCAGATTCATGGTCGCTCCATGGACGATGACGGCACTGTTGCCCCCGACGCCTACGCGACGGGCATTGCCCCCTACCGCAGCGACGGCCTTGCGCTGTCGGCTGATTCCACCACCTATATCGTGCGCGACCCCGACCCCGACAAGCGCGACGCCGGGGCCGGCAGCACCATCGACACTTGGAGCCTGGACACCTCTGGTAGCCGCACCGGCCACTGGAACGCGGTGTGCAGCACCACCTATGTCGGTGAGGGCTCCCGTATTTGTATCGACGGCGTTTGGTACACCGTTACCGCCCTGACCTCCAACGGTGAGCAGGACGATGAAGTCACCCTGAACGAAGCGGCTGCCTCTGGCACCATCGAGTTCCTGGGCGGAATGTACGACTTTATCGGCGCCACTTCGGGGACCAGGCTGCCCGATGGTTTTTTCATCGACTCCACTTGCCCGGTCAACAGCAGCGGAGAACTGTGCCGCTTCGAGGCCGGCCTTTATTACTAATCCATCTCTTTGAGCTTCCAGAAAGCCTAATATCGAAAGGGAAAACCGATGACAGAGGATCAGAAGCCCAAAGAGGACCAGAAATCCGAAGAAACCGAAGTCAAGCCCGAGGACATCAAGATTATCTATTCTTCGGGTGGGGAGCCGTTTGTTTCAGAAAGCGGCGCCAAGAAGGCCATGAAAATGAAGGGGCTCGACCCCGACTTGTGGGAGCCGGCGCCCATCACCGGGAAGCCAACCAACGAAGACCCCATGGGAACCCGCATTGAAGGTTATGTGCTGCGGAAAGTCCAACCGAAGGAAAAGCACGTCAAGTCTGATTTTTACCGAGTGCGATTCACCGAAAAATCCAACCCGGCCGACCCTGATGACGTGATGCTGGCGGTGAACGGCGAGAACCTTATCTGCCAGAGAGGGGTTGAGGTGATTATCCCCGCGAGGTTCAAGGAATGCGCTGACCACGGGACTTTCCCGGTTTTCAAGCAGTTACCCAACAAGCCTCGCAAGATCGTGGCCAAGATTCAGTATTTCCCCTATCAGTACATGGGTCCGGCCACCGAGGCGGATTTTGTCCGCATGAAGAAGGAAGGCACGAAAAAGACCAAGGAACACGTCAAGCAGTTTGGTTTTCACTACGACCCGGACAGAGCCGAGGACTAAATG